GCATGAGCCGATCCAGCCTCATCATTATCCGGCAGGATAACTATCCTGCGCCCTTTAAAATGCCTGTTTAGCTCTGATTTCCAGTTCTTAGCACCGCCGTGGTTAGAGGTAGCTAAAAGGCCCACTTTAGCTAATTTATCAGCAGCCTTTTCGCCCTCCACGATAAATATGGGCATGTTTGGTTTAGCAATAATATCTGGCAAACGGTAAGGCAACGCCTCAACCCCTTGCATATTATACACCCAGTCGCCCTTTTCATCTGGTCTACGCTGGCGAAAGGTCTTCGGCTCAAAGCGCTGAACCTGATATTTGACCTCACCGTTTTCATCCACATAATCATAGCAGGCGCTCATAAACCGCGCTGGCTTAATGCTTTCCTGCATGCGTTTTTGAATACCGAACTTTTTTTCCAGTATGTCCGGGATCGTGTAAAGGGGCGAAACCCCCTCGTTTTGTTTCACCAGGTCAATGACTCCGCCGCCTTCGTTGGCCTCAAAATCAAACCAGGTGCCTTTACGGAGATCAACCTCCCGGCTGCCGTTGTTGCCCCAGCGCAGCGTATGTCCGCGCCTTAGAGTCGGCTCGCCCCAGTAGGTCTTTGCGACCTCTTCTATATAAGCTCCAATATTGTTCATTGTAATTCCCTTATCCCTTTTCCCTTGTAAAGCGGCAGGGTGACGACAAGGGAAACGCCACCCTGCCTACCGCACTAGAAGATGTCTTCGCCTGACTCAGCTTCGACCGGTGGCGTGGCCGCAACTAGCGGCGCAGCCATTTCTGGTGCGGGTTCTTGTGGAGCGCCCTCGCCGCCAAGTGCAACTGGACGTTTCGTCCAGCCAATCACTGACCACTGAGGCACGCGCCAAGTCTGTGTTTGTCCATCGTTTAGCTGCTGAACTTTACGCTCAGTGCCAGCGATTTCGACAATCGGAACTAGACCAGGATTAGAGGCTGCTCCAGCCTCATATTGCTTATAAATGATCTGCATCGCTGCATATACATTTTTGGAGGTGCTGCTTAATTCACGCAGCCCGATTTCTTTATTACAAAGCCGGATTCTGAAACCCCACTTAAAAAGCGGATTTCCATTAGTGTCCAAATCCGTTGGTTTTTCTGGCGGCATATCGCCGATGCGAACCATCCGAAAATCGGGCGCAGGCTTGTATCCAATATAACCCAACTCCAGAGCTTCTATATCCATCGCCACTTTGACCGGCAGGGTTAGCTCATGATCATGATTCACCCATTTGCCATTTTCCTGCACACGCTCAACGGCAATAAAGCTGCCATCTTTTGCGCTAAATTTTAGGATCGGGGTACGATCCCCACCACCTGAACCACCTTCGCTTTGATATTCTAACATCTTATTCTCCTTTAGACGTTTTGACGTTTTAACGTTAAAATCGGCTCAATACTTTGAACCCCTCGATCGGGTAATAGGCGCAGATGTCGCTATCCTGAGGATCGCCACGATCCGTCCTGCCACCCATTTGCAGCGAATGCTCAGCATCAAAAGATATCCGTGCCAAGGCATCCGTCCACAAAATTATTAGATATGACGGTAAACCTGTCGTATCTGTCAACTGTTTTGCCCTTACTACTTTATGTAGATTCACCATAGCCGTTGAAAATTTGTTCATTCCAAACGTCCTGGCCTTTATTTCCCCAAAGGCCACCGGGGCATCTTCTATAGCGTCATGAATAACAACGTCAAGCCCATACTGCATTGGCAGTTTGTGCAATATGTAATTATGCGGCTTGAGCAACTCAGCCACCCGGCGCTCATTTGATAAATCATTTGCCGATTCGTAAAGCGGTCTATTCATCAGCCAGATGCTCCCTGATAATCATCATCGCGGTCACCTGGTCGCATTCAACCGCATAGCGCCAGTCATATTGCTCGTTGATGTCGCCTGCCGGGAGATAGTTGTCCATCCCCACGATAGCCGCTATCGGGAACCTCCAGCGGATTGGCAATCGGTCGTATTTGTAAACCAAGAGGGGTAATTTGCCGGTGGCTTTTGCTGCATTGCAGCATTGTATCCACCAGGCAGGCTGAATACCGAATCCGGCGCGATACCTTTTCGCCTCAATGCTGAAGGGAAAATCCGGCATATCGACACAGATGAGGTCACCGTGATCAGATTCCCTATATTGCTCGATGTCTCTTTTAAAGTTTAAACCAAGCTCCTCAAACAGGATTTTGGAAAGCTCTCTCTCAAAAGAGGCTCCTTTGTTGCGACTATTCACCATCAGCAACTATCCGTCCGGCGCTAATATCCATCTCACGCTGCATCAAACGATGCCGCCGATTCGACTCAAGCTGCTTTGTGAGTAGCTCATCAGCCAGGCTAGAGTAAGAACGATGCGCCGAAAGATCCTTTTCAGCCTTTAAAGCCTCAAAGGTGGCTGGTCTAAGCCTAAGAAATATGGGCCGTAATTCAGTCATTTTGATGTTTTCCTGATAATAGTTAGAAAAAAGTGTGATTTCTTATCGCTTTTTACTTGATAGCATAATGATATCAGGTTACAAATAGTTATTGTTTGCTAGTAACCAATTTATCGGAAGCGCACAGATGGTCTGGCGCACATCGTTTTAGGAGGTTCAGATGGCCGGTGTTCTTAAGTTTTCCACTTTAGGTGGTGGTTTGTTTTTAGAGGTTCTCGCCAGCGATGGTGACGAATGGAATGCGGACACACGTTGTTTCCGCTTTGACGCTAACGGCAATGCCGAATATGCGTTTTTTGCAGACGCTGTAGAAAATGGCGATCGCGCCAGATTTTACGGCCACGTTTCAAAAGAAAGTGACTGGGCGTTTGCCTAGTCACTATCACATTTATTAACCAAGGGAGATTAATATGACACAGCAAACTGAAAACTGGGTTCCGGTCGATAAATATACCCGCGCCCCGGCTGAGGGGCAGAGGGCTATAAAATGTCCAAGCTGCAAAAAGGTCGGATTTGTCGGCCACTTTAGCTGGACAGCGCTTAGCTGCATGAATTGCCAAGAAATGGTTGAAAAGCCTGATTGGCTAACTCCGGGAGTGTCATCATGAAAAAGGTAATGATCATCTCTATTTTGCTGGCTGGCTGTTCATACACGCCAGTCGCAGATTTAAGGGTTAGCGGCGACAAGGCCCAGCTTTATCAGCGCGACCTCACAGAATGCCGCCAGCTTGTCAAAGACGCATTATCGCCGCTTCAATTTGGGGCGGAGATAAAGTGGCTAAATGAATGTCTGCGCGGGCGCGGACACAGCGTTTTAGGAGTTTAATATGGTCAAGGATTTTATAGGAATGCTTCTTGTAACCGCGTTTGCCATTACGTTTTTCACCAATGCAGTAACGGATGAGTGGAACGTGTGGGCGCTGATGTATAAATCATCGCAGTTTTTCGGAGGATAAGATGGTCGGCAAGAAAACCCCAGGCGATATAGTAACCGCCAGCGTGCTGGCCTCCTTGGCCCACGCATCGCCATTTAAAAGCGCAAATGAGCAGCTTCAAAGCGTCCTGGCTGAGATGGATGGCAAGCCTGATCCCAACCCCTTTCACGGTAACGAAGCCTGCGACTGGGGCGATATGTTGGAGCCGCTGATCTTAACCGAGGCCGCTAACAGGCTTGGCCTTACCGGATTGCAGCTTGAGCATGACGCTATTTTTTACGATAAGCTGCCATTTGCTTGCAGCCTGGACGGCACGGCTGATGCTGGCCTCGGCCACTATGTAGAGGCGAATCCAGCGAAAGGTATCTACTGCCCCAACGGCCCGGTCTATATTGACGGCATAGGCGTCCTTGAGAGCAAACTGACCAGCAATAACCCAGAGGACGCCCCAGCGCCGCATAGGGGCGTTTGGCAGTTACAGGGTCAGCTTTTATGCACATCCCATAGCTGGGGCGCTGTGTGCGTATTATATAACGGCATCGAGCTTAGGGTGTTTCTTTACCAGGCTGATGCGGCTGCTCAATCTAAGATCATAAATATTGTTCAAGAGTTCGAGCAGCGCAAAATTAGCCGCGAGCCTTACCCGGTCATCTCAAGCAAGGATGGCAACGCCGCTTACCCGGAGTCAAATGGCAGCGCCGCTGTACTGCAACTGCCAGACGAAAAGGCCGAATGGCTCGCGCAGCTTGTAAACGCCAAAAAAGCCAAGGCCGCTGCCGAGGTTGATATAGATGAGGCAGAGGCGGCTCTCAAAGAGGTGATGGGCCATTATGAGGTGGCATCAGCCGTGATCGGCAATACGGCTTACCAGGTCAAATGGCCGATGCGTAATTACAAGGCTCAGCCAGAGAAAGTGGTTCCAGCAAAGCCCGCTTATTTTAAGCGCCAAACAACATTGAGCCTCAAGGCTCTGGATTAGGAGATAGATATGAGAGAAACCTCTTTCAAAGTAGATGACCTGGTTAGCATCAAGGACGATGGCGGCAGATATGTGACGGTTTTAGTCAGGGCTATTGAGCCTGGTCAGGAGACATACAGCGTCACGTTTCAAAATATGCAAACCGGCGATATGTTTAAGCGCGAATATCTTTATCAGGGAGATTGACTGATGCCTAAGCAAAACGGCCCTTACCGCAAGGAAAGCTCCTGGAAGCCTGTTGTTGATGCAATAGCAGCTTTCCACCGGGATAATGGATACGGCCCTTCAGTGGCCGAAATAAGCCGCGCAATCGGCAAATCACCGACAGCGGTGCGCTTTCAGATAGACAAGCTACTAGAGGATGGCGTGCTGGCTAAAACGCCCGGCAAGATCAGGACGATCCGGCTGGCTGAATAGGGGGGCGAAAGCCCCTTTATTTTGTTAGGCCTTTCATCTTCTCGAAGCTACGCATTCCGCCAAGCCCCAACATACCCATCAGGACAGTCAGCAGGCTCGACATATCAAACTGCGGAAGGTTAGGCAAAGCCACACCGGCATAAGCGCTGGCAAAAATAACGAAAGGTGCCAGGACAAAGTGCCAGGCTAACGCCACGCCACATGTCCATCCAACGAAAGGCCGCCACCCAGCCACAAAGATACTCCGGTGCTGTGCCTCGGCCTTGTTGATCTCTAGCTGCCCCTTGGCAAGCTCCTGAGCGTGATTTTGGGCCATCGTGGCAACCTCGTGCGCGAGCCTTGCCTTCTGATCCTTGTCCTCAATAAACTTATCTAGCAGGCCAGTCACCGGCCCAATCAATGCTTGTATCATTTTGATTCACTCCCACACCAAACCGCAAAGGCACCTGTCGCTGCGCCAACAATCGTACTAACAAAAGCTGTTTGCTGTGTCGTTGCTGAGGCTCCCAGCCCCATAAACCAATCGCAAACATTCCACGCCATAATAGTAAACGCCAGCATCATTAGGCGCGGGATAATCTTGTATTCTAGCAGCGCCTTAGCCATCAGCCAGCGCCCTAAATCTTGCCGTGATCCGCTTGGCGCGATTAGGCGTCTGATCGAACCAGCGTGAATCCTCAGCCTCAGCGGCCACAGTGAGCCACGCTTTTGGATCGTCCATAGCCTCAGCCACAGCAGCCCACATCTTGACGAACTTGGAGCAGCGTGGGTATCCAAGCTGGAATGTCATGTTGCAGAGGCATAGGGCTGCGTCTGGATAACGCAAATCAAGCTCATTAAAGTCAACGCCAACGTTACTGCATAGTCTGCGACAATCTTCAATCGTGACTGCTATATCCAGATTGAACCGCTTTCGGACGCGATCCTCAGACACAGGCGTTCCAACCGGCAGGCCGTATTCTGGATCATGTTCTTTTACCAGTCCTCCAATTCCAAATGTCGGCAGTCCAAGATGATCTAAATAAATTATATGCTCGCCATCATCGTTTTTTACGACGCCCTCTTCGGCAGCGATCTCTTCTCTAAGCGCGTCTTTATTCATCGCCTCATCTCCAGAATCGTATCAATCGTTTTAGCCCACGAATCAGCCTCTGCCTCAGCCGTGAAAACCGACTCACGCAGGCGCAGACTGTATTGCCGTACAGCCGTAATCGGCATGAACAGGCACCGTCTTGCATTGGGGGAAACAAGGCAGAGAACATCATAATCATCCTTCGTGGGTAGTTTTTTCTTTTTACTTCCGTGGCCCAAATTAAAATGGTGACGCGGAGATCGACCATCAGAATCGCCCAATAGATTCGCAGTTTTTGCCTGCACCCTGACATAAAATTGACCATTCCAACTCACCATATCCACTCGGTCTTGCTGAGCCATCGAGACGCGCCAGCCGAGGCCCAATATTGCGGCTGCGGCTAGATATTCACCAATCAGCCCGGTCGTGGTCTCACTCATCTAAGCCCTATGGCTCCGGCTGTTGAAACCATTAGCGCAATAAACAAACCTACCACAACAACCACCAATGCGAAAACAGCTAAACCGATTTTGAAGTTCTCAACCATTTCGTTGTGGGCTATAACCGCCTCCCTTTGAGCTTTTAACCGAGCCTCTTTTTGCTGTCGCAGCGCTTCATTGTGGTGGTTGATAATCTCTTGCCACGTTGACGGCTGATCCGCTGGTTTAGGCCAGCGCATATTGATCATCGTGGCTATCTGCTGCATTTCCTCGTTGAGCCTCTTGGCCTCAAGCACTGCGTCAATGCTGCCCTTGAAGGTGATATCACCAACGCCTGATTGCTTATTTCGCTCCTCGTTTAGTTTTTTCTGCGCCGAGAATAACGTGCCAATCTGCTCCGACAAATCAGCCACAGATTGCACGTCATTAACCCTAGCTTTTATAAAGGCTATCGCATTTGACGCGGCGCTGACCGCCATAAGGGCTGTACTAATAGGCTCCATTAGGACAACATTCCTTTCCTAAGCGACAGGCACTTGTAAGACTTAGCCATTAAATCTCCGGGCAACTTACCAACGTCCTTTGCCATCTCATACACTCGCTCGACACAAGCCTCATAGGATGGCCAAGGCCCGCGAAAATCATGTAGCTCAATGCAGTTTTGTGGGGCGCTTAAAGAGCAAGCCAGGACGATGGCCTTAAACATCGTCTTTGCTTGATAGTGCTTTGGATATGCGAATGATGCCAAGCGCTATAGCAAGACAAGCAATGACAAGCGCAAGCCATTGGTTAAGCGGAGCCAACCAAATAGGTGCGGTAATCCCTGCTGTTACCATCGTTGCGTCTGTCGGCAAGTCTTTCATAGCTACACTGTTACCATCCTGCCGGTACTGCTTGACGTGTTGGCGGTGATGCCAAAGCCGCAAGTTGCTCGTCTAATATACCCTGCATTTCGGCTTCTGTCTTGTTTAAGCTTTCAAGTGTTTTAGCTTTTGCCCAATCCGGCGTGATATCGTCAAACGCCACATATTCGGCATCGTCTGCTTCCGGCGTTGTCAAACCGGCTGTGCCGTATGCAGACACAGAAAGCGGGTTGCCTTCATCGTTGACAATGCTGTCGCTGGTTGCTCTTACCCGCCAATGAATAGTTTGAATGCAGTCGGCGTGGCCGTTTTGCTCGTGATTGCAAACGTCAAAGTTGAACGCCCAAGTGTATGTGTTAGTCATTACTCGCCTCCTAATTCAGCAGCTTGTGCCGCCAGATGTGCCGCATAGGCATCTTTCACAGCCTGTGTATGTACCGCTGCACAGATAGCTTGCACCTCTGCGCTTTCATTGGCTAGGTCAGTAGCCGAAATGTCAGGGGCTACAACGTGCCGTGAAAAGCCACGGCTAATCTCAACGCCATCACGCTTGATGACCGTTGCGGTGCGTACTTGGACGTGCTTGTAGTCGCCCACGATTT